GCCACAGCCACAGCCACAGCCACAGCCACAGCCACAGCCACAGCCACAGCCACAGTTCTATCCACAGAACTATCAGCAGACACAGACACCGGTGCAGGGTGTACAGGGATATGCACAGCAGTTTCCACAGATGTTTCCACAGGCACAGGAACAGGCACAGCCACAGCCACAGCCACAGGCATATCCGCAGACACAGCAGATTCAGCAGATCAGTGAACAGAATGATGTTCTGAGTGCTCTTAAAAGTCTCACAAGCGCGGTGCAGAGTAACAACGTTAATCTGATGCAGAACACAGTTCCCAAACAGGTTACAACAGAAGATGCTATAGCAAGCATTATCAATCCGCCAAACTATGATGGATTGACAGGGGGTGAAAAATAATGGCGAATACATTAAGTTTCGATCAGATCAGCACAGTGCTGAATGATATCGTTAAACAGGCCACAGGCGTTGAAACTATGAAAGCAACGGACACAAGCTCGTTCGTAGCACAGGCACAGACAGCGTTACTTGTGGGTAATGACAGGATTATGAACAGCATTTCTCAGGTATTAGACAGGACGATCTTTTCCGTAAGACCATACAACGCTAAATTTAAGGGACTGAGAAGAACTACACAGCAATGGGGAAACCATGTGCGAAAGTTGGGTATGCTGGATGATGACTGGGAAAATGATCAGAGACAGCCACTTGATGATGACACGGCGGTCGATATGTATAAGATCAAAAAAGGAAAAGTTTTACAGACAAATTTCTATGGCGGTCAGGTATTCCAGAGACACAGGACGTACTTTCGGGATCAGTTAGATCGGGCGTTCAGAAATCCAGATGAGTTTGGACAGTTTATTTCCATGTATACTCAGAACACGATGGATATGATCGAACAGGCACATGAGAGCATGGCAAGAGCATGCGTTGCAAACTATATCGGAGCTAAAAACATCTGGCAGACAGGAGTTACAGCAAGTACAGATGGGTATACTGGAGAGCATGTTGTTAAGTTGCTCACGATGTACAATACCGAGAACGGAACAACGTTAACCGCTAATGATGTAAGAAAAGCGGAGAATTTCCCGAGTTTTTATAAATGGGCTTGTGCTAAGATCATGACTTACATGGACTTTTTCACAGAGAGAACAACTCGATTCCATGCGAATATCACGGGAAAAGAGATTGCACGGCATACTCCGCTGAGTATGCAGAACATCATGATTTTTAGCCCAGATCTTCATACCGCAGATACAACGGTTCTGAGTAATACGTTCCATGACCAGTATTTGAAGATTGCCACAAATGAAAAGGTTAATTTCTGGCAGACACTTGACAGCCCGATGGATATTAATGTAACGCCTTCAGTTATGATCCCGGATGGAAGTGTTGAAAACGGTGAACCTCAGGCAATGAGCAATATCTTTGCCGTACTGTTTGATGAGGAGGCTATGGGACTCACTACGATCAATCAGTGGAGTAGCACAACGCCTTTCAATAGCGCAGGAGGTTACTGGAATATCTACTATCATTTCACAGATCGTTACTGGAATGATCTTACAGAAAATGGGCTTGTTTTTGTTCTGGAATAGGAGGAAATAATAATGGCGGTAACAGTCAATTTTAAGACAGCAAGCAAGAGAGTTAATTCTACAGGAGTTGTCGGCGGTGATGTTACCGCCGTTTCCTGTAATATAAATGAACCATGTTCTATTGAAAATCCACAGATTATATTGAGAAATGGAGGCAGTGCCCCGTCATGGAATTACTGTGAGATTGTAGAATTTAATCGATCATACTGGGTTGAGGATTGGGAGTATAGAAACAATACATGGATTGCACATTGCGTTGTGGATGTGTTAGCCACGTATCGGGATACAATACAGAGTACAAATTTGTATTTTTTGAGAAGCTCAACAAGTTTTGATGGTACGATTATTGATAATTTATATCCTGCTAAGACAAGTCCGGTAACACATGCATACGCAATAGAAAACGGTGCTTTTCCTGCAACTTCCGGAATTAGTGGCGGGTGTTATGTGTTAGGGATCGTTGGTACTGATGGGCTAAATCAATATTACGCATTTACGCCAGAATATTTTAAAGGATTTTGTTCACAGATTTTTACTAATTTGGACTGGGCAGACATTTCTGGGCAACAGATAACGGAAAATTTATTGAAATGCTTATTCAATCCATTTCAATACGTAGTCGGCTGTATGTGGTTTCCGTTTCCATTAAGTTCCGTGGATCCTGATGGTTCTGTAGTTCCGTCCGTATCAGAAATAAAACTCGGATGGTGGTCGTTTAAACAAGCATGTTATAAGATACCAGATAAACCTAGGTTTAATATCCGATTTGAAGTACCGATAGAGGAACATCCACAAGTCTCTCGAGGATCTTTTTTGAATAGTTCACCGTTTCGTAGAATCACAATGGAAATTAATCCATGGGGGCGCTTTGAAATTGACGGTTCAGTAATTGGTAGTGCAAATAAAATAAATGTGCTAGAAACTATTGACATGATGAGCGGAATTGCTCAGTTACAGGTTTCAACCGCAACTCAAACACTGCACAGTCAATTTGCGGTTGTGGGCGTACCTATTCAGATCAGCGATTTACAGAGTAATGTTCTAGGATCGTTGATGAATACAGCCGGAGCTGTAGGACAGTTTGCCACAGGTAATTTTTTGGGCAGTGCAAACGGTGTTGTGAGTGCTATTGACAGTATATTGCCAACTCCTATAAGTAATGGCAGTAACGGTTCAATGTTATCAACTATGAGAGTGCCGACTATTGAACACATGTTTTTAACTCTAGTTGATGAGGACAGATCAGATAATGGCAGGCCTTATATGAAAAACGGTACAATGCAGGATTTAGGCGCAGGGTATTACGTCGTTGAAAATGGTTCAATTAATGTAATAGGTGTAACCCGAAACGAAAAAGAGCAGATCAAACAATTTCTTGAGGGGGGTGTATATTATGCGTAGCTTTCCAGCAAGCAATATTTCAATGTTCGTTGCGCTTATGACAAGTGCTAACTCAGGTCAGAATCCATGGGGATCAGGTGGAACGGGTGGGATCGGTGGGTTGATGCTACAAGCGTGGCAGTGGATCGTTGACCGTTGCAATGCTCCGGATATTGGGTATGATCAGAATTATAGAAATGAGCAGACTATTAATGGAATAACATACTATGATTGTAGTTCGCTAATCTTTTATGGTTTAGGGCACGCGGGTTTTGAAATCAATTTAACCGCATGGCCTTTTACAACAAAAACTATGCCTGACATTTTAAAAAGTTTAGGTTTTGAAGAAATAATATTACCGTCTGATTATAGTGATTTTAAGTTTCAAAAAGGCGACATACTATGGATACATGATGAATCAACAGGAGGCCATCAACACACAGAAATGATGTACGATGATTCACATTCAATGGGGGCACACAGTAAACGTCTCCCACTTCCAGATCAGGTGAGCATTAATACCTACACAGTATGGGAAAGCACTATACACTATTGGAGAGTATACAGGTGGCCTTTCTCCGGTGGTGATTGGCAAGTTGGCGGAAACAGTGAGTATTTTGGAGACCCCACCGCTAACCTGTGTGGAAACAACGAAAAAGCAATAAATAACGCAACTGTAATTTTAAATTATTTTAAATCTCAGGGTTGGAGCGTAAATGCTATTGCAGGATTATGTGGCAATATTCAACAGGAAAGCACTTTCAATCCGGCGTTGATTGAAATTGGTGGTACTGGACACGGGCTTGTGCAGTGGACACCGCCGACTGATTTATATAATGTTCTTGATGTACTATACGGAAATCATAATGATTGGTATGATGGCCAGAAACAGTTGAGTGTTATTTTTGCAGAGTTTCAACAGAGTTCAGGAATTAAAAACTGGGGTATCGAACCACAATGGTATAGCACAAGTGCATACCCGTTAAGTTGGAGGGAGCGGGGTGTTAGCACACAGGATGCAGGTTACCTTGCACTTGCGTTTCAGGCAAACTATGAAAGACCTGCTAGTATACATCAGGAACGTGCCGGATATGCTAGAGCGTGGTTTAATTATTTTAATAATTTGTAGGAGGTGAATATATGTTTGGATGTAATACAGGTGTTGGTGCTCCTGTGATGTATAATTATATCAATCAGTATAATAGTAGCATAAGCCCGAGCACTAATCACTGCAAAAATACTCAGTTATTCTGGTATTTTCAGAGGTATTTATTGCAGAAAGCTATATCTGTAATGAAATGGGAAGTACCGGATAACTGGGATAAAGATTATTTTTTGTATTGTTTATATTGTTGGGGCACAGTTGCAATCATTAACACCGACAAATTTGGGGTGATTCCGCAAGGGTGTACGCTCAAGGGGTACAACGTTTTTTACAGACCTGCGCAGGCAGTAATTAGCAACCCACTTTTAAAAGGTGTGATTGAGCCCGTGATTGGTGAACAGTGTGTTCTTTTCAAGTGTACTTCCGACTATGGCGGGATTATGGATCTTGTCGGAAGATATGCGAATGAAATGGCTATCGCTATGGAATCGTTAGATATGAACGTTATGAACAGTAAACTTGCGTATGTTTTCAGAGCTAGGAATAAGGCAGGATCTGAAAGTCTGAAAAAAGTTATGGATCAGGTCATGAGAGGTGAGTTAGCTGTTTTCTATGATGAGAAACTGAGAATTCAGAGAGGGGATCAGACGGAAGAACCGTGGGATTATTTTGTTAATAATTTGCGACAGAATTATATTGCTGGTGATGTTCTGGATACTCTGAGAAGATTGGAAGAGTTGTTTTGCACTGAGGTTGGTATTCCCTCTGCCAGATCAGACAAGAAAGAAAGAATGATATCTTCCGAAGCTGAAAGCAATGATATTGAAACTTCAACTAGGATGGAAATGTGGTTGGATGGTTGGAAGAAAAGTTGCGCTGATGTTAAAAAGATGTTTGGCGTTGAGGTAAGTGTAAATTGGAGACACAACCCGAATAAAAATGTTTCACGTGAAACATCAGGAGGTGATGATGTTTGAGTTTATTAACAGTTGAGGGATTATATAACTATGATAACACATTGTTTGACGGTTTCAATGTTCCAGAGGGGCTTGTAAAACAGATTGCTATTGATGCAATTTTGATGCGGACGAGAGAGTTGGAGATTTTATATCCAGATTTTACTTACATGAAAAATCGTATTACAATATGGAGTAACAAGTATCAGATTAATTGGAAAAAATTGTATGACACAACAGTGTTGGAATACAACCCGATAGGAAATTATGATAGGGTGGAAGATTGGACTGATACTGATGATGAGACGAGCACTAGCGCAAGAGATAACACACGAAACACAACAAATAGCGTAAAAAGCACTAGCACGAACGAAGTAGTGAACAGCGTTAACGTGACAGATCAGAATACCGCTTTTAATGCAGGACTTGCGGATCATGCGAAACAGATCACTGATGGAGATACGACTGAAAATGGAACTATCACTAATACAGAAACCGGAAAAGACACGGAAAATGAAAACGTTAATGGCGGAAGATCTGGACATCATACAAGAACTGGACGCGCGCATGGAAACATTGGAGTTACAACGTCACAACAGATGATTCAAAGCGAAAGAGATTTAGTAGTATTCAATTTATATGATGTAATTGCAGAAAGTTTTATCGAAAATTTCTGCTTAATGGTTTATTAAAAGGAGGTAACATTATATGAGCATGGAAAATTTAGGGCCTTACACTAATTTCCACGAGTTAAATCAGGACTGGTTTTTACAGGAATTTAACAAAATTATAGCGCAGTGGAAAGCAATGCAGAAAAATTTTGACAACTTGCAGGATGCTTTTAATGACCTTAAAAGTTATGTGCAGGATTATTTCAAAAATCTTGATGTACAGGAAGAAATTAACAATAAAATTGACAGTTTAGTTGCTAATGGTTATTTTGACACTTTTTTAAATGATTATTTCAAAAATCTTAAAAAACGTGTTTTCATTTTAATTGGTGACAGCTATGGAGAAAATCCCAACGAGTATAAAGGCGGATGGACTACACCTTTTAAAAGTTTTTCAGGATTAACAGAGGGGGTTGACTGTTTTACTAATTGTGTTGGTGGTACCGGTTTTGTAAAAACCGGAAACACGGGTGAAACTTTTCTCGATCTGTTAAAAGATATTAACATTGGTACCGTAAATCCTGAAGATGTTACCGACATATTAGTTTGTGGTGGATGTAATGATGTTGACACAATTTACAATGATCTAAACACAGCTATTTTGTCATTTAGAAATTACTGTAAACAGCATTTTGTAAATGCCAATATTAATATTTCTATGATAGGCATTTTCAAAGCAAGTGGAAGAAGAAAACTTTTACTTTCAACAGTGTTAAGATCATACCAGTTAGCTGTTAACTATGGAATGAGGTATATAGATAGCACATGTTGTTTACATCGTTACGATTTTATTGGTAAAGATGGTATACACCCTACCAGTGCAGGATGTATTAACATTGGCAGGAATTTATGCAACACTTTATTCATAGGGCAGGGGGTACAGTTGATTAATTACAATGAGGAATCACTAACCGGTGGTACTGATATCACATATGGTGGTACTAATAAAATTTACGGATTCTCTAATAATGGTGTAATTTATTTTGGTATGATAAAAAACACTGTACTCACATTTCGTACGCCAATTAGCATTACTAACAATTCAGATATTGTCATCGGAAATTTAAAATATTCAACACTTTTAGAGAACAATAATTACCCAAACACTATACCAGTACAATGTGTAGCTTTACAGACAAGTGGTAACACTGTTTTGACTGGCTATATTTATGCTAGTGATGACGGATCAAAAATCACATTACATTTAGTTATCCCAAATGTGACTAGTGAGATTAGTTCTTGCAAACAGTTGCAAATTTTACCGTTTGAAACAACAATTATTTTTTAATGAACATATGTTCGAAAACATCCCCCCACATGTGTTTCTCACACACGGACACAAGTACATAATGTTCTAAAATAACTGATTTTCATAGTGCAATGTGCACAATTATTGGATTGATTTCCTTTGATAGTTGTGTATATTGCACTAATATTTTGTCCGCTGTGTGCGTACAGTGGACATCTGTGTCTGTGTGTGTCCGTGGTGGACGGACAAATTTGGGGAAGTGTCCGTGTGGGGCGGACATGAGATAA